CATCCATAGTATATTGAGCTGTATCCAAATTATTACGGTTTTCCAAATATACGCCGTCAGCTTTGAAATGAGCATCAATGTCACCATCGAATGTGGACATACCATTCTTATCCACACGATTATGTACAGAATCTGTTACCGCACCGAAATTCACAGAGCTCATATTATTAAGATCGGCATTGACATTAACTTTGTATTCTTTTCTACCATAGTTATTGTCAGTTGCAGTAACAGTGGTGTTAGTACCATCTGCCATGGTGTTGTGCTTTTGGGCTTCCAAAGCAGTATCATATAACTGAGAGCCATTAATAGCATCTGTGGAAGTGGCATTCACACGACCGGCTGCTACGTTTTGTAGCTGACGTTTGTAATCGCTCACACCACCATAACCAGCAGTACCATTAGCACCAAAGGATACTACGGAATCAACATGGGAACCAGCAAAGTCAATATTTTTAAAACGAATATCACTGTTACCATCTTTGATGTTTGCTACATCAGTACCTAATTCTGTTGTACTATTAGTACCAATAGCTACAGAATTAGGAACACTAGCGATTGCGTTGTTACCAATAACTGTGGCATCCATAGCGGTTGCTTCGCTATGTGTGCCTACGACAATGGCACCTTGGGCAGATGTTTTACTGTTGGATCCATAAATCAATTGCTCAGGGTCAGTGCCAACCACTTGGTTGTTATACCCTGTCACAACTGATTGGATTGCATTGATTTCTCCGTTATGTGCGCCGATAGCAATTGTGTCGTCTGATTTAACAGTGTTATCTAAACCAACTGCGATACTTGTCGCACCTAATGCTTTACTATCATTACCTAATGCGATAGCATCAGCTGCTTTTGCTGTTGCATTTGTGCCCATTGCAAATGTGTATTCTTGGGCATAGGCGCTAGCGCCATATGCAAATGCATTACGGCCATCTGCTGTAGCATTTTCGCCACCAACGAACGCGTTCTCACCATTTGCTGTATTGGAGTTACCAAATACAAGACCGTTTTGTGCTTGGTTCACAGTATTATTGTAACCAGATACATTCACGGAAGTGCCGTTAACATGGTTTTGATACCCTGTAACGTTACTATAGTTACCAATTACACTGTTTTGGTAGCCGCCAACTCTGGACCCTTCAGAGTTAACGTAATTACCTTCACCTACAGCAATGGTGTTTCTGGAATTAACGCTGTTATTGAGACCTACACTCATTGTATAGGATGCGTTGTTAGTATTCCCTTGACCGACATTAATATCATTGTCGGTTACAGTTGTTGCACCAGCAACACCGCCAATTAAAGATGTTAAAACTAAAGCACTTAAGATAGATTTGTTTGTTTTCATTTTCATTATCTCCTTTTGAAAACCAACCCTAATATAATTTTAGGATCATAGAAAAATAATGTATAGAATCCCTTTCTATACGTAAAAATAATATATATTTATTTTTTTTTACTTTTTCACCTATTCTATACACCATAATGTAAAAAAAATAAAAGAAGTGGATTACTCCACTTCTTTTATTACTATTGCTTTTAGTTGCTGAATAATGGTATCGGGTACTTCATTTTTATATGACCTCTCAATAACGACATCATTACTATGAATCTCCAAGTCCATTGATAGACTCATTCCTAATAAATGTTTCAACCAACATGTCGCTTTCACACGATCCGTTTTAAAGAAATATGATTCAATAATACCATACTCGGTACCGGTTTTTCTATTACGTTGCCAAGGTAACTCACGTATGTGTTCAAATGCTTCTTTTAAATTCATCATTTCCTCCTTATACGTTTATACCTCTCCCATACGACTATATGATACGATAGTCACTTAGAATCGCAGATAGGATAGGAATGCTCATATAGGTTGCATTCACGTGTACAGTATTTACTATATTGCGATCCATATCATTACCAAGTATAGTTATACTTACATTATCTAATTCTGTACAACTATCATTCATATCAGCCCATTCGATATGAAGAATTAGGTCTTCTGTGGTAACATCAATTGATAAATCACGTTGCCCCATTCGTTCTCCATATCGTTCGGTTAATTCATTAACAAGATCTTTGAATTCCATCATACTCACTCCTTATGTTTTAGGTCTATAATAATTGGTTCTTTTTGTGTACGACTATGTGTCGTAAAGTCACAAGAGGCTTCCTTACAATTTTTGCATATACCCAAATTATCCAAATTGATATAGTTTGGGTATAGTTCATGTAACACATCATAGATTTCAATCGCTAATTCACGATGTTCTAATGATGCCCGTTTACATACCCGTTTCTTTAAATATTCCATCCATGTACGTAAATTACCAGAGATAGTCAATCGCACTTTACTACCTAATGGTAACATATAGGCGGCTTGTTCATAAGGAATACCCATCTTAATCGCTTCATTGTAGTTAGCAATAGAGGTTTCAATCGAGTTATTAATAAACTCCCTAAAGAATGGATTAGCTTCTTTATTGATATACCCATTGGAACCCATATCCATACCACGACTCGATTGTACAGTAAAACTAAAATGTCTATGGCGAGTAATTTGGGCTAATACTTTTTGACTACAGGTCAAGTCTAATGTAGCAATCGAATGTTCCATAACACTTAGATGCCCTGCTTCGATAATGTGTAGTAGAGCCTTATCCCCAATCGTACGATTGTAACATTTACCAGTAGCAATCTTAACAGCTTCAATATCAGTTGATTGAATCACTTCTACATTGTAATCTGACATACTATATCTCCTTAGATATAAAAAAGAAAAGATGTGAGTATATACGATTAGGTATATACTCACATTGATTAAATATCGTAGTTTGTCGTAGGTTCCCCTAAGATAACATATAACATACCTTCATCTTCATCTGTCATATAGGTAATATTGAAGTTATTAGCTTGACGCTTTAACATTTCCATGCGAGCTTCATAGTATTCCACGGGGTTATTCCCGATTTCAATACTTAAAATCCCTTGTTTAGCATCTTCTTCTGCTAATTCCTTTATAATTTCATATTCTTGATCTTGTGGTTCTGGTGCATCATCGAAATATAATTTATGCACTTTAGCAAATGGTGTACAAGAACCCGATAGCCCCGGAGATGAGCTAGAGTATACGTTGATATCCAAATTACCTAAATAACTAGGATGAACCCCTCTAAACTTAACGTTGATATTACGGTCGGATTTAGAACCTAAGCTATTAGGACCTTTAACCGTATACCGTAATGCTGAGAAGATATCAAGGTCATTCACTCGATCATCATACTTTAACAATTGGGAGGTTTGTAATAATTGTAATACAATATTCCCTGGGAACTTAAAGATGTTCTCAACTTGTTTAAACGTCGCTTTACCCTGAGAAGATAACAAACGGTTGACACTCTCACCAAGACGCATAGATAACATAGATGCAATATATTCATTTAAGCGAAGACGCTTAGTAGATAAATCCATATTATTCTTTTGCTTTAACTCAGCGAAGTTTTGAATCATCCATCGAACGATGGAATAGATGGATTGTTTATTGATTTCTGATACCTTTAAGATATCCTTCGTTGTTAAATCTAATAACCGTTCGAAGAAGGTAATCGTACTATTACCAGAATCACGCATCTTATGAGCGGTCTTAGTAAATAATCCACCAATGTGCTCAGTCCAATAATCAATATCTTCTAGGTCTTCTATAGTAGTACGAGTACTCATACATTCTTTCAACATAGCAGTTACGGCTTTCACGTATTGGTACTTATCAAAGAAATGACGACGTACTTTCAAGTAAATATGTTTATTGACCTTGAAATAATAATGGTCTTCATCTTCTGGATACGGTTCTGATACAGCATCAATAATACGTTCTACCGCAAAGTAGGATAGTGTAGCACTGAAACCAATCTTAGCAAAATAGAACAAGAAGACTGGAATCTCCCGTTTGAATAATGCTAAGAAGTAACTGACTACATCAAAGGATTCACCCGTGCAATCCGTTAATGTATTATGACGGGTATTCACAACAATTGGCATCAATGATTTTAAAGTAATACCATTCTTACTTACGTAAGTACTATTGTCAACCAATTGGTATAATAAGAAATACTTCTTATCTTTCAAGGTCATATAGTTATTATGATCTTTCTTAGGTAATAAGATAGAACGAGTGATAATCTTAGATTTAAACTCGTTATTATCAATACCTTCTATATGGAATCGCATTGTCAATTCAAACACTCTATCAGATTTGATATAGTGGTATTTGATATGCTCCTCTTTTTTCTTCTTTTTCTTTCGACTTGTGATGTATTTATTGATGTCTATTTTCGATTCATCATATTCAACAGTATAGTCGATGAATTGAATGGATCGAATGACTTCCAATGATTTGAATACATTCACAACGAAATCAATCAAGTCGTCTTCATATTCGCGTTTGATCAGTTTCATATTCAACTGATCTTCATTAATGTTCTTAAAGTGTTTAATAAACTTCTTCATGCTGATGACTCCAAAAACAAAAAGTTTATGTTAGATAGGGATTACCCAGATAGAGATGACTCTCTATCTGGGTATTTGATACTAGTCTTCAGTAGAAGTATCGTTCTTAGCACCCAATTTAAACACTTCACCAAGTGTTACGAATGGCACCAAGTTACCTTCTTTTTCGCCTTCTTCGGAATCACGAATTGTGGTTCCCAATGTCATGATAGAGTCTAAGACCACTTCCACTGGTTTATTACCATTAGCTTCAGTTTCAGCTGCTAAATGTTTAGCGAATTCTTCTAACCATACTAATACAACCGTAGATGCAACTTCAGGTTGCACAATATTCAAGTTGTATTCCTTGCTTCTTAAATGTGCGACTGTGGCAGTATCAACTGCTTTCACAAAGTCGCGGCTTTCTTTTTGTACTTGTCTTGGACGGAATCCCATTTCCATTTCCTCCTTATTAAAAATGACATGTCATATGCGTATAGCATATAATGATGTTAACTTCATTATAGTTATTTACTATCAAAGCCAAATCGCTCATATGCTTCAAATACGCCAATCACTGGAATATTACGTTCATGTGCTTTTTTGATTTTACCGCTGTTACCAGTCGGATTATCAGCAATTACAAGACCCACATCTCCAGTGACTGAGTTGACCACCTCAATACCTATTGAGTTAAGATATTCCTCAAAAAGTTTGTTCCTGAAACCTGTGAAAACCACTTTAAGTGATACATCTTTGGATTTAGTAATCTTGACTGTTTGCAGTAAGAACTCAATCAAGTCTCGATTCTCTTCAATACCATCAATGATCTTCTTAGCTGTTGTTTCTTTGATACCAGGAACTTTGCATAATATACTTTCTTCACCAGGAGAAATATCTAGCAACTCATGTATATTATATATACTCAAAACTTTATTGAATATTTTTCGACCAATACTTGGGATTCCAATCGAACCAATCACTCGGTCGATGGTACCCGATGCATTGTTGATGGATTCCACCATATTCACAAAGCTCGTTTCACCAAACCCTTCGAGGTTAATAACCTCATCTCGTTTAGTGTGGAGCATATATAAATCTTGAATGTTCTTTACAATACCCGCATGGTATAATGCTTCTATTGTAGCTTCGCCGATATTTTCCATATTCATCTTTTCACAATAGTTATAGATTTTCCCTATCATACGAGATGAACAGGATGTGTTTCCGCACATATACTCTGGGTTAAATACAAGCTCTTCCCCACAATATGGACAATGTGTGATGGCTTCGATTCTAGGATTACCAGACCGATGCTGTTCACAATATTCATCCACTAGGAGATACGGAATGATCTCATATTTCACATTCACCATATCTCCTTTAGCCAATTTCAATTCATTGAATCGGTCATAGGAACCTAAGCTAACAGACTTAATCGTCTTATTATTAAACTCGAATGGTTCCACTTTAGCAGTGAATGATACTTTACCCATTAATCCAATATCTTGCTTCACATCTAATACGGTTGTATAGTTGGATGGTTTAGGAAACTTATACGCCACTTCGAAGTTATTTGTCCCTTTACTTTCATTACGACCAAGATAATCAATGATATCTTGATCTATAAATCGGATAACTAATCCATCGCATTGGTATGGAAGTTGATCAATGAATCGTTTAGCTCGTTCAACATACACTGGAAGATTCTTAGCTGTGAATTCACCTGAGTCAGCATAGAAGTCTTCAAACTCATATGGTGGACAAGCAAACATACCTTCCCCACATTTAGAATGGTAAGCAATTAATTGGTCACCTGACTGCAACATCAATGCACAAATTGACATATATTGAGCATGGACGTCAGTAAAACTAACGGAATTCGTTAAACTTGTAATGGCAGAACGCTCATTCACTAGTTTACCATCACCAAACTTTTCATTGTATTCTTGGAACTTATCTTTCTGCATAATACATTCGATTTTAAGTCCCACTTCATGACCACGGAGTTCTCCAGGCACTAAATCAATCAGATTGACATCTTTAAATAGTGGTGTCCTATCACTACCAACACCTAAATCCTTATCACCCCGTGTCACAGCCTTAATCACATGACCTCGTTTATCAAGTGATAATTGAATTGATACCCCATCGTACTTAGGATAGAATGAAATGACAATGGGCTTCTTAGGATCCCGTTTCATATCTCGTATCTTTTCCATACGATCTTCATACCATTCCATAATGGAACGATGAGTTGCTATAGCATTAGGGTCATTCAACCGTTCTTCTTTGGTGATGTAATGAACCTTTTCCATAGATCCTTTTAACATAGGATAGTCATGCTCTAATTTAACACGATCCATGGTATGTTCTTCATGACGGTCTTTATGAATCATACGACCTGTTAATTCAATATAGATTTCATGGAGTTGGTCATATTCAGCATCACTCAATGGAGTAACTTCACCTGTTCGATAGATATCATCCATCATCAATAAGAAGTTTCCTAATGCTGTTACGTTAATGACATCCTTATGCTTGTAGTTATGAATGAACTCATTGTAGAGTTGTACTGCATGTGACGTGATTGTCTCACGAACATCTCTTGTCCAATCACTTGGATCCATTGTGTATAATTCTTCAAACATCATTATTCTCCTTTTACAATATAAGAAAAAGACCCCTTACGGGGTCTTTATTACGTAGCTACAGTTTTAAGTCTGTGGCTCTAAAGCCTAGGACTACACCTGCTGCTACTAAACATCCGACACCCACTTTAATGAGTTTGGATTTGATTGAGTCATCGACTTCTTCGTTGACTAAATCTTCTTCGGAATAGGATACAATTGTGCCATCACCTTTTTTGAATTGGATTGTTACTAATCCATCATCTGGTAACTCAACTGCATTTGTTGTACTTGATTTCTTTCCAACAGAGTCTACATCGAGTTCATCAATTGTGTATTCACCAGCATTGGATGGTAAATCAGCAATACCATCCCATGTCATTTTAGTAATTGGATTGGATGCCTTCAATAGATCCTTCATATACTCCAATGGTGATTGTTCTACAACAATTTCTCCTTTGATAGTCTTAGAACCTGCTTCTTTCTTTACAACTTTTTTAGATTTCTTTTCATCTTCAAAAATCATATCGAAATCATTTCTGCGTTGTTTTTTGTTTTTCTTCTTTGCCATATCCTTTAGCTTCCTTTCTATTAACAAAATAAGTTACGCATCGATACGTTACTATAATATATATTTTAAATAAGTATAGAATAATAGAAAATATAACTATATAGTAATTTGATCTTCGCGTGTCAAATTACGTTCACTCTTAAGACGAGAGAATGAATAAATTACTCCTTGGGACTAGTGGTATGATGGGTTTCCATCATACCACTTTTTCATACAAAAAAAAGAAGATATACCAAACGGTATATCTTCTTCTTATTATTCTTTAAGTTCTTCAATGTCATCATTGATACGAGCTAAATTCTTTTGTGCTGTTTCTACAGCTTCTTTCTTGAACTTAGCATAAGCTTTTTCTGCTTTAGATTCAGGACCATCGTATTGAGCATTGAATTGTGGACGTAATAGATCATCTAATAAGATTTCTCTCATTTCTGCTTTGGTACGGAAATGAATTTCATCTTTATAGACATATGTATTCATCTTCTCATCGTCGATATCCAATGTCAATCCATTAAAACCAAAGTCAATGTTAGCTCCAATCGCTTTCATCTCAGCATTAAGAATCTCTACATTACGATTCTTATACCCATCTTTAATTTTAAACTTCTTATAGTCCAACACATCTTTCGTGAATAACTTACCCACTTGCTTACGAGCAAATGGTGATGTGCGATAGAACAAATGGAACTTGGAGAGAATGAATGGTCTAACGCCAATACCCAAGTTATTGTTTTCATCACGACCTACCGTAATTGGTGTAGTTGAGTATAACTGTTCATTGGTTCGTACCTTATTGGATTTTTCAGGTAATCCTTTTTGTGATAGGTAACCAGTGGAACGAGCTGAGAAGTTCTTTTCAGATGTTTGTTTTAACTTAATCATATACTTCTCACCAACAACTACTTTACTCAATAATGGTATCGTTCTACCCCAACGATGTACATAGAGTTGGTCACGAGTGAAACCAAACTTAGTGTATAAGTCTTCAATCTTCTTAACAGCTGGCATACCTTCCCACATAGGTGGATAGTTAATAAATATACCTTCTTCATAAATCGATTCGAAGAACGCATCTTTTTCTTTACTAGATAAAGACTTATAGTATTTTTCAAGCTCATCCTTTTCACCGCGTTCATTGAAATAGAACATGAATTCAGATAAGGCCTTGAATCGTTCACTATTTGACTTCATCTCTTTCATTTGTTCAATCAACTGATTGGCACAATGATTCAAACTTAATTCAATCCATTGGAAGGAATTGAGTCGATTGATACAGCTTAATGGGTTACAGATAACATCTAAGCGATTACCATTCTTGTCAAATGGCATTTCATCATCGGGTCTGATGACAGATACAACACCTTTATCACCATATCGACCTGTAATTTTAGATCCTTTGAAGAGTCGTACATCACGGTCAACACGGAAGTCAATGATGATATTGTTAAACACAGTATCATTATCTTTCCATTTGTAATCTGGGTCTAAGATATTCTTAGCTCGACGATAAATAAAACCAATATCGTCGGAATATTTAGAACCACTTTCTAAGATTTCTTCACAGATATCAAAGAGTTCTTGGTAATAGCGAGTTTGGTTCTCTAAGTAGTAGATGATTTGTTCGTTATATTCTGTTTTAGGAATCTCATCGACTTCCTTATTGGAATAGATATCGATATCAGTAACCCAACCTTTCGTAAAGAACGGTTTGTCATTCAATGGAGAAATCTTCTTCATATTCGATTTCTTCATATCGTATAAGATTTGCGTATTTTGGATACGACGTTTGGTGCAGATGATACGTTTAGAGACTTCTTCTCCAATATCAGGGAAGCCTTTGTATCCTTCTGTATCATTACCATATAAATCCAATAAGAAGTCATTATCATTGATAGATACTTTAACAGTATCCACTTTACGAGATACCATAGATCTAGCAAATGACTCACTCACCACATACGCATCTTCGATAACGTCTGGGTCTAAGATATAGGCTGTTTTAGCATTACGACCATAGCAATAGTTGTCATCATCATCGTATGATGTTGTTTTATATAACACATCACCTTTCTTAACAGAATCCCCTTCTTGTAACTTATCAAGGTTCTCATTGTTATAGACATACCCAAAGTTTTCCGTTAAGTCTTCGGATTGTTTCTTGAAGATGATATCATAGAAATCGTTGTCTTCATCGTACAGGATCGTAGCAAATATATACCCTGGACGGTCAGCAAACTTATCGATTTTCTTAACCACAGTATAATTACTTCTAGCTTTTACTAGACCAGAGGAGTTCTTACCAAAGATATTCTCATAGTTGGTGAAGACTCTTGGGAATTGTGGGTCATTCAATGTATTAAATTGCTTTAAATGACTCGTAAACATGATAGAACGAGTTGATGAAATATACTGTGGAAATGTCATTAGGGTTAACCCCAAATGCTTATCCGTACCTTCATATTCTTTCGTTTTCTCAGCCAGTAATTTAGATACATCCACTAAATCTTGGCTGGATTTGAATTCGCGATTTTCTGCCATAACTATTTACTCCTTATTATATAACAGAATGTTTCATATAGATAAATGTACTTGTGAGTATAATACACTACTAAGACATCGTAAATTTGTTTTCAAATTTTTGTAAGAATATCTTAAATGGCTCATATGATAAATCGGCATACAATGCTACTTGGTCATCTGGGTCACTTGGATCAAATTCGTCATGTATGGAAAGTACTTCACATAATTCTCGGTCAGTCAACAATACTCGATTGATACGATGTAGTCGATCTCTATTTTCTGCCATATATCGACCAATTTCTTTTTTATTCATATTGATATCGAATCTATCATCACAACCATACATTTCCACTCTAGCAAATAACTCCACTGTTTCATCAATCGCTTCAGCGGATTCATCAAATATCATAATCACTTTAACGATCTTAGCGATGACTTCATTGGAATTTGTTTGGATTATTATCAGATTAGTACCAATTGGTATTTCATGAGTAAAATGGTCTATTGTAAGTAACTTGATACATTCACGTAATTCATGTGTCATAGATTCAATTCGTAAACGTCGTTCTAACTGACGTTGCATAAGTAATTCGTTTCTATTCATCGGTTGCATGGGACTATTCCCTCCTTTCACATAGGTATGATATATACTTCTATTAGTATTTAAAATAACTCGTTGTTACAAATAAGTATAGCTAATTTAAAGTTAAAGGAGAAACGTATATGAGTACAGATAACTTTGACATCTCTGAAGAGTTCATGCGATTAAAAGAGGATGCTCCTCTTTCTAATGATCGGGTAGAACCTTTAGAAGACGCTTCTGACTCTACTCTATATAGTGATGACACTAAAAAGAAAAAGAAGAAGAAGAAAAAGAAAGATAAATTTGACTCCTTCGATAGTGATAAGATCGCTCTGCTATTAGATCCAGGTTCACTCGGTAGTGATGCTGATGATATCGGATTAGATTCTGACGAATTCTTAATCAAGAAGAAAGTCAAAAAAGGCAAAAAGAAAAACCTCTTTGATATGAAGGCAGCTAAGAAGAAGAAAAAGGAGAACTATGAAACTAAGTTCAATCCTGAAATGATTCAATATCGTAAAATCTTAAAAGATAACGACGAAGTAGCTACACTCATCAAAGGAATGGTTGACGATATTCGTAAGAGTAATACAAGAGGAGCTGGTAAATTATTAACCGACTTATTAATTACTCTCAATAGTACGAATGGTAACCGAGCATCTGTCATTCGTGATATGGTCAATATCAAGAAAGCTGCGGTTGATTTGGAACTCAAAGCCAATCGCAATAAGAAAGAAGAAAAAGAAGCTCGTAACGAAGAAGAAGAAGGTCTTAATGTATTTAACGCCTTCTATGGTGGTGGCGGTCGTAAGGCATTGCTTGACCAAATTGCTTCTAACTATCATAGTATGGATGGGTATTCTAGTGCACAAGATGTACCTAAATTTACATATGACCCTAGAACCAACAACGATGATGATGTATTCGATGCGATCAATGATCGTTTAGATAACGAGGATATTGATTTCCGTTCTGAGGATGGTAATGCGTATATTCGCTATGAATATTTATCACCAGAGTATGTCATTCTAATGCATACGAATAATGGTGAAACGGAATGGGAACTAGAGGCTATTGACAAAGATGGTAACATTATGCCATCTGATTACCCTCGTATCCCAATTGAAAATCTTGGTAAAGTGACATTCAATATGGATAGTATGAGTGCCACTGATGAAACGGGTCGCACATATCGAGTAATCGAAAGCTAACATAAGAAAGAAGAATAGGTATTCCCTATTCTTCTTTCTTATGTCCTTTGACCTGTTTATAGAGCTTTTTATACTCATCATAGCCGGACTCAATGACAAAAATTTGACCTTCGGTAATGTGTGGGTTTAAGAAACGAATATACTTTAGGATGCGTCCTAATCCATTCTTTTCCACATTTAATTCCCGCATAACTAAATTAAAGTTACGTGTTTCATAGGTTGCCGCAATACGAGCACAACTTGTTTTAAATAGCATCCGTTTAACGAATAACTGAGCTTCTTTGGTTGTACCATATAATGCTGATGCTGTTGCACTAAATATATACTCTAATTTATCCATATCAATATGGAATGGATTGTTAGTATTTTTTTCCATCTAAATTTAACTCCTTAATCATCGAACCACATACTTTCTTTACCAACTCACTATTCGTTGTGAGTTGTTTTTCTCGACATTTAGCATATAGCTTATGTCGAGTCTTTTTTGTTAAGAAGTGATCAGCTAATTTGCTGATAGGACTTCTTCCAATTCCTGTTGCCATTAGTTCCTCCTAATCTAACATAATAGAGTATAGAGAATCACCTCTATACTCTATTATAATATATACATCAATTACCGTTGGAATATCACATTCATATTATCTTCATACAATGAACGATAGGATGGGTCCGTAATAATTAAGTTTACTGGATAATCATTGAACATTGTACTTTGTGTGATGATGAATGCTTGCTCTGAATGAATCCGAGATAACATACCTTCCAATGCAGCAAAGAACCGTTCTTTATTCCCTTTATACATAGGGCCATCTACTTCATCAAGTAGAATAATGTTATAGGTATACGCGAACTGCTCTAACATAGCAAAAGATATAGCTAGTGTAGCTACTGATGATTCTGCTTGTGATGCATAGCGAATATCTCGTACACTCACACCTTTTGTGCGATACGGAATACGGAATTCCTTATCATTCACTACAAACTCTTCTAACACAAAATCATTTTCATAAATATCTTTAATGATTTCATTAGCCACGAGTCGTAATGATTTGAAGTATGAATTAATATAAATCAACGGAATCCCTTTATTGGTTGACACTGCCTCTTTTAGTAACTCTACGATATCATACCGAGTTTTAATCTGTTCAATCTCTTGACCCAATTCAATAAATTGTGTCCGTTTCACTCGATCATGATAAATAGAATCTTCTAATGAGCTAATATCAAACTCTATGGATTCGACTTGTTTATTGTAAGCTGCCAACTTCTCATCATATTCAATCTTATCTTTAAGAGATTCTTTCAGTGTGTCCCGTGATTCCTTGGTGTGTGTTAACTCCGTATTGAGTCGTTCCACTTCATTAGTGTATTCAACATACTTACTGAAATCATCGATCAGATCTTTAGTCTGTTCAATCTCTTCTAATCGTTCAGACTCTTTACGATCAAGTTCATCAATTTGTCGATTAAATACACTGAGTTGCATCGTTAGTTTAGATATATTGGATAATATCTCATCTGGCGATTCTAATTGATTACTCAATTGGAATACCTTGGCTTGTTGTTCATATTCAGCACGTTTTTCTTTATGGTTGACGTATTCTTCGTAGTATTCTAAGAATTCAACCTCAGATTTAACGGCTTCATAATCAACAAACTCAGTGATATCGCGTTTCATAATCGAAGCGATAATACCTTGATAACCATGATCCATTCGATGTTCTAGCTTAATCGTATTCAATAACATTTGAATCGATTTCAATTGATTGAATACGGTTAGGGCCTCATTTCGACGATCGATCTCAAATTCTAACTTAATCGTATCTTCTTTCGAATGATGAACTAGCTCCTCATGATAATGTAGATAATATGGACACTCATTGAACATGTCACAACCTTCAGGTGTACACATTTTATCAGCAATCTTTCGATGCTGTTTATTGTTAGAAACCGTTCGATCCAATTGTACTAACAATTCAGACACTTCTCGTCTAAGTTTGGTTTCTGTTTTATCAATCGTGTTTGGTTGCACCATGTTGTCAACGTATATATCTCTAAAGTATTGAAGACCCGTTTCTGGTAGCTCAAAGACATCTTTCATCTGATAGATGATGATATTGATAGTATCCACATAGCTCATAAACACATCTTTTGATATCGATGTATCATGTTGACTAATATCGAAACTCTTTTCAAAGGTATCTATTTTTTCAGTCAAATCTTTGACATACCCTTGCATCTCTTCTAATTCATTAGAAGCCTTCGTGGCTTCTAATTTTTTATTTTCAGCTTCAAGTAAATCAATCACTCGTTGCTTTTCGTTTAATATAATGGCACGTTGCGATACAATACCACTATGACTGAGATTCAGATTCACCAGCTTATCTGTGTATTCAGCTGTGGTTGCACTCGATGTAGATACATGAAGATATTTTGGTTTATCTAAATTCTTAATGGTATCTTTGAGATTCTCGATGTTTTGTAAGGTCACATCATATAAGGTTTGTAATGTTTCCATACTATCCAAATTGATAGAACCCTTATATTCATAAAACTTCTTAGTTAATGATTCCTTATCATCATATCGAGATTTAATCATCTCTTCTTTACGTGCTATCCCAGTATCTAAAATGCTGATATCACTGATGTTGAGTTTATCGCGTTTAGATACGGCTAGTTTTAACGCATTGGCTAAGAACTTAGCTTGTTCTTTCGCTTGCTTATAATCCTTCATGTAATCTTCTACCTCAGATAGAAGTTTACTAATGAAGAACTTTCTATCAGTAAATGATAGCTTAATGAAGTTTTGTACATTCGGTCCTAATCGAATCAACTTTAAAAAGTTAGGTTCAATTTGGAACTCAGATTCAACGATCTCGTTAAACGTTTTAACAGTACCGGGTTCATTCAGCTCTTTACCATTCTTTTGAATATAACACTTAACCTGACGGGTTGTTCGTTTTCCCGATGGGGCTAAGTAGATATGTTCAATATAATACCGATCATCTCCTTTGGAATACCAGACTTCTTTATGTCCGTCCATGTCAGGTATGATAATATCAGCATCTTCTCGGGCTTCTAGTGCCCCTAGATAGGGGAATGGGTGGAAATTAGATAATAGAGCTGTTTTACCAGTCCCGTTATTACCAATAATCAAACTAACGGTATATTTAGACTTAGTAAAATTAATATCAATTTCATCCAATCCCATTCCTGATTTGATTAGAGCAAAATTCTCTAATCGGATTCGATCCATACGAATAGTCATCACCCTCTTTCTATAATCTATAGTAATAATATATACTTCTTACTTAATATAGATTATCTCTTTAAATTGCTTCTTATACCGTGACTCACGTTCTTTAAACTGAGCACGAATAGAAGCAAACCCTGTATCCACTAATTCAACATAGTAGCACATAATATCATCACCTAATCGTCTAAGACGACCTGATGCTTGGTTACCAGTGATTTTCGAACGGAATGCTTCACAGTTAATTACTAATCGTAAATTAGCGATGGTTTCACTGAACCCTAGTGATGCTGATGTAGATACGATTAATTGGTCTTCATCCAACACTCGTTGTTTCTCATGTTTATCAATACTGGAGTTATAAACCCCAATTGATAATCCTGGATAGATTGATGCAAAGAATTCTTTGACAGCCTCGCATGACGTAATCTTAGATACGAGTATAAGTGTACGGAACCCCTTCTCAACTGTCATTCTACGAACATATTGATCCAGGATCTCAAAGAATTGCGTGTCTGAGGTAACTTGATAGTCCGAATATGCATTCTTATTAAATCCTTGCACATTCTTACAAGCACTGATTTCTTGCACTGAGGGATGACTATTATACCGATTCACAAACATGGTGATATGTTTCTTAGAATCAGTATAACCAAGTTTAACCTGATCGAATCGTGGTACGGCTTTAAAACATTTTTGGAAGATTGAGTTTTCATCATATGACGACCGTTCCATATTAGCCGTTAAATAGAAGGTTCGTCTTACGTTTGAATGGAAATCAATCATCATCATATTATGAAACTCCATATGAGCTTCATCATAGATTTTCAATCCCACTCTAAGATTGGTAAATAAACATCGAATCCAGTTCCATCCATATTTAGCAGCATTCGATGCGATGGTTCTATGAGTAGTGACAAATACACGATACTTCTTAACAATGGATGGATCGTCCATAATCTTCTCAATCATTCGTGTATTCAATTCACATATTCTACGTCTATCTAAATCGGTATATGTATCGATAGAATCAATCCAATTCTTAACAATATTCTTACGGTTAACGATAATAATAGTTTTCATTGATAAGAATGATATAGCTGCAATAGCACAGAATGTTTTACCTTCACCAGTTTCTGCATTACCAACTAATTGGGTCATATTGCCATTGAATTGATATTGGTCTAAACCAATTAAGAACTTAATCAAATCATTCTGCAATTCACTTCTAGGGAAGCCAGTTAACTTAATAGACACTGGGTCGTATGTATTTGTAATGGTATTATCATCAACAGGTCTTCCTAATAAATAGGAAATGTATTTTAGATTCATACCTGCTGGGATTGTTAGTGTACTACTCTCTTCGTCGTAGTCCATAGCAACAGCTTCTCTACGATAATAGAGTTTGTTATATTTGGATAACATCCCTTCTAATTTGGGACATTCTCCGAGTTCATAATCTTCAACCTCACAATAGGTTGCATACTTTATAATTCGTCTCATATGTCCTCCATATATACGAAAAAAAGAAGAACCGAAGTTCTTCTTTTCCTATCTCATAAAACTCTGATATCAGTATGTTTTATGAGATATTATGGTTTAGTTACGTAAATGCGTTTTACGATACCATCACG